CACCGCCGCGCTCGGTGGTCTTGATCAGGGTCAGCTTGCCGTCCAGGGCGCGCAGCTCGACTTTGTCGGTGCGGATGCGATCGACGGTGAAGAGGTTGAGGCTGCCGAGGAACTGCGGCGTGTAGGGCAGCCGGCGAGCGGCGCGCGTCAGCGGGATCGGCTGGAACGCGTTGTTGTTCAGGATGTCGAGGGCGGGCATGCGTCGGTGTCCTTCAGCGCACGACGATGCCGAGCGCCGCCAGGGCGGCCACGGCAGCGGTCTTCTGGGGGGCGGAAATGCCGGCGGGCCAGGTCAGCATGGCGCCATCGGCCTCGTAGTCGCGGCCCAGCAGGACCACGCGCTTGTCCTCGGCCGTGGCGTCGCAGGCGTCGAAGATCGCGCCCGCGGCGTTCTGGCTGCCATCGGTCGCGGCCGGCGCCAGCGCCGTCAGCTTGCCGCTGGCGGTGATGCGGCCGACGACGGCGCCGGCCGGCAGGTTCTGCCCAGCGGCCAGCGTTTCGTGGCTGCGGGAGCGCCAGAAATTGGACTCCCCCGCGATGAAGCTGCCGGCACCCCGGCCGTAGGGAACGGTGACCATGGTCGGTTTTCCTTATCGCGTGCCGAGGACGCGGGCCTGGGACGCGCCCCAGCCGTCCGGGTCGGCGGGATCGGTGCTGCGCTGCTGGGTCTGGCCCTGCAGACCGTGGCCGGTGCTGATGGTTTCCTGCTGGGCGCCACTGGCGCGGCCCCGCAGCAGCGCCTCGGACACCTCGCCGCGGCTCTTGCCGGCGCGGATGAAACCGGCCGCCTGGTTGGGCTGGCCGGCCATGGCGCACAGCTCGACGATGCCGGCGCAGTCCTCGGCGCTGAGGCCCACGGCCGGGGGCGTGGCGCCACCCTGCTGCGGCGTGGTGCCCGGCGCGGCCGGGGCGCCCTGCGCGGGCGCAGCGCCGGTTGCGGGGGTGGTGGTCGCGGCGGGGGTTCCCGGCGCGGCCGTCTGCTCTGTGGGCATCGGATGTTCCATGCTGGAGGGGGCGCGCGGCGGGGTGCCGGTCGCGCCGGGGGTGGTCACGGCATCCGCGCGGCGCGTCGCTTCGGCGATCGCGTCGTCCAGGGTGCCGAGCTGCTGGGCCAGGCGCTGTTCCACGGCCTCGGGGCCGTAGAAGCAGCCGGCCTCCGTGGCGCGCACCGCCTCGGCGGGGATGCCGCGGGCCGTGGCGACCTGGCCGACGAAGCGGTCGTAGAGGCGGTTGACCAGCCCGGTGATGTCCGTCCGGGTGGCATCGCTCATCTTGACGTGGCTGCTGCCGTCGACCTTCTTTACGCCGGCGAAGATGAACTCGTAGGCGAGCCCTTCCTTCGCATCCCGCGCCGTCTGGTCGATATGCACCACCAGCACGCCGATGCTGCCGGCGCCGCCGCCTTCCAGGATGACGATGTGGCCGGCGGCGGCGGCGATGGCGTAGGCGGCGCTGAAGGCATAGGCGTTGATCGCGGCGACGATCGGCTTGGTCGCCCGCATCGCCACGATCTCGTTGGCCAGCTCGAAGCAGCCGGCTGCCTCGCCGCCCGGGCTGTTGATGTCCAGCACCACGCCGCGCACCGCCGTGTCCGCCATCGCCATGCGGAGATCCGCGCGGATGGCGGTGTAGGAGCGCAGCGGCGCGCTGGTCGCGTCGATCTGGCCGGCGCGGTTCACCAGCAGCCCGACCACCGGCACCAGCGCGATGCCAGTTTCAGTCACCCGGTAGGGCTTGCGCACCACGTCCGGCTGGCGCTGCGACCAGTCGTCGTCGTCGCTGTAGGCGCGCGGGGCGAGGCCGAGGCGCGGCGCCAGGCCGCCCAGCACCGCCTGCAGCTTGCGCTCGTGCACCATCAGCGGCGCGTCGCAGAGACGCTCCCTGACATGCAGCAGCAGCTCTTGCATGACCTATTCCTCGGTTGTGGTCTGGTCGTCGTCGGGCGGCTCCGGCTCGACGGGTTGGGTCGGCTCGCCGCTCTTGGTGGTGGGCGCGATGCCGAGCTTGCGGCGCCGTTTCTGGTCCTCGGCCGTCCGGCGGTCGGTTTCCTCGGCGTCGTAGCCAGCGGCCTCCATCACGTCGGAAGGCGACCGGAACAGGTTCTGCACGGCCAGCACGTCGGCCTGCATGTCCTTCAGCGGGTCGACCCACTGCCAGGCCGGCGTCATCCAGCGGATGCGGCGGAACTTGGCGCGGTTCGGCAGGTAGACCTGCGGGGTCAGCCCCTTCACCGCGCCCGCCAGCACCGCCTGCTCCAGCCAGGCCTGCGCCACGGCCCGGCACATGCCGAAGACCATGACGGAGAACTGGTAGGCTTCGACGCGCGCCCGGGCGTCCACCAGGGCGGCGCGCAGGCTGGAGTAGTTCGCCTTGTTGGTGTCGCCGGTCAGCGCGAAGTAGGGCACGCCGAGGCCCGCCGCGACCGCCAGCAGGTTGCGGTACTCGAAGGCTTCGTAGTTGCCGCCGACGTCCGCCGGGGTGTTGAAGGTGACCTTGTCGCCGCGCTGCAGCACCTGCATGCCGCCCGGCTCCAGCCGGACTTCCACGATGCCAGGGCCGCCCGTGGTGGCCAGCTCGCCGGAGCCCTCCGGCGGCAGGTCACCTATGCCATCGTCGAAGTCCTCGCCCGGCTCGATAAAGCCGGTGTTCAGGGCCGCGGTCTTTTTCCGCTCCAGCTCGGCGTCGTCGTACTGGTCGAGGACGAACAGCTTGACGATGACGTTGGAGAAGCGCGACAGGCCGCGCAGCTGGCCGGCCTCGACCGGGTCCAGCAGGTGCCGCACCTCGGCCGCCGGCACTCGGGTTTTCTGCCCGCCGATCGCCCGCTGCTCCGTCGTATCGGCTGGATGCTGGCGGTAGAAGTGGTAGGCCACCCGGCGGCCGATGCCGTCGAATTCGATCCCCTGCCGCACCGTGTTGCCGTTGCTCAGGCGCCGGTTGTCGTTGGGGTCCAGCATCTCGGCCGGCAGCATCTGGATCTGCAGCGGCACGCTGAGGCCATCTTCCGGCCGGCGGTAGCGCAGCCGCAGGAACACCTCGCCGGCAATGAAGATCTCGCGCGCGACGCGGCGCTGCAGGCCGTAGAAGTCGGTCAGCCCCTCGGCGTCCGCTTCATCCGTCCAGTCATCCCAGGCCTGCCGCAGCGCCCGCTTCTGGCCGGCGGTGACGCCGATCCAGGAGGGCGAGATGCCCGCTGCGCCGACCAGCCGGTTGGCCCACCAGTCGACCGCGTTGATGGCGTAGGCGTTGTTGCGGGTCAGCCAGCGCGCCCGCTGCTGCACCGTCTCGCCCGACTGGGCGATCAGCGAGTTGATGTGCGCGGCGTTCGGCCGCCAGTAGCGCAGGCGGCGGCTGGCGGCACCAGCCTCCAGCCCCGCCCCCTGCCCGCCCGAGGTCGGCGCGAAGCCCGAGGTGTCCGACATCGTCAGATCCCCTTGCCGCCGCCGTAGTAGACCACCTGCGCCCGCCGCCGGCGCCGGCCGGTCTGCCGCTCCAGCCGGGCGATCTCATCATCGACCAAGCGCAGCGCCTTGGCGCGCTCGCTGGAGGACTCGTAGCGCAGTCCGCTGCCATCGGCGTTGGTGACCTGGCTGACGCCGGTCGTCATCTGCCGCGCCAGCCGATCGCGCCGCGCCCGGGCTTCGGACAGCGCGGCCTGGACCTGCTCCGGGGTCAGGTCGGACATGCAGGCCTCCATCGTGTTCTAGGTTCAGGGTTCGGCGAGCACCGCCGCCCAGTTGGCCTGCAGGTGCTGCTGCACGGTGCGCTGTGCGACGCCGTCGAAGTCGAAGATCGTCCGGTAGGACGGCGCCTGCCGTGAGAAGAAGAAGATCGGGATGACGCCCGCCCCGAAGGCGGTCCGCATCCGGCGGTAGATCCCCGGCGGCAGGCCGGGCCGCTTCTCGTAGATCGCGAAGTATTCCTCCGCGCGTCGCGCGCCCCGGCTCTTTCGGGTGGTGCTGCGCGAGTTCTCGCCCAGCGCCCGGATGGATGACAGGATCTTGACCATCGCGCCGCGGTTGACGTTGCCGTAGGCGTCCAGCGGCGCGAATTTCGTGGGCACCAGGTACACCTGCCGCCCGCCCAGCAGGTTGCGGCTCACGATGCCTTCCGAGGCCTTCATGCCGCGCCGCCCGCCGCGCGCCTGCAGGCCGACCCAACGCTCCGGCGATCGGTTCTTGTTGCCGAAGCCGTCCTTGAAGCGGACCCGGGCGGTCAGGTTGTCCCGGTTGGCGTAGTCGATACCCACCGAGTTCAGCGTGTAGGGCGTCGGCCGGTCGAGAACCCGCCGCATTTCATCCTGTTCGGCCTGCTTCACCTGCGCCGCCGTGCGGTTCAGCGCCGTATAGGTCGCGTAGCGGATGCGGCGGGCGTAGCGGTCGACCATGCCGGCCAGCGGGGCCGTGTCGAGCTTGATATCGATCAGCCCCGCCATGCCATTCCCCTTCAGCCCATGAACGAAGACCGCCCGACCCGCCGCACTGGCGCCCGCCGCCGCACCGCCAGTGCCGCCGCCGCCGCCGCTGCCGCCGGCACCGCCGGCAGCCGCCCTTCCTCGCCCTCGCCCGCCGCCTCGGCGGGGGTCCAGGCGACGATCATGGAGTTGCGCTCCCAGTCCTGCAGCCAGGCCGGCGGCGCTTCCCAGTTCACGCGGTGGATGCCGTGCAGCCGGGCGATCGCCTCGTTCATGGTCATGAGGTCGATGCCCTCATTCCGCGCCGAGGGCGAGATCTTCGACCACTGGCCCCGCTTGTCGCGCTTCTCCGCCGCCAGCTGTTCCAGGAACAGGTGCGGCGGCTCCGGCTCAAGCAGCCAGGCCGGGATATGCACATGCCCTGGCCCTGTTTCGGCCCGCTGCAGCTGCGCCGACAGGGCGTCCTTCGCCATGTTCGGGTTGAACAGCAGCACCGGCACCTCGCCGCGGGCGGCGACCTTGCGGTCCTTGCGCTGCGTGTCCGGGTAGCTCAGCGACAGGCGCGGCGCATTGGCGCCGGATGCACCCTTCATCGGCAGCAGGTTCCAGGCATCGCGACCCTGCACCCGCCCCGTGTTGCGGGCGAGGCCCAGGCGCTTGGCACGAAGCCATGCGGCATAGGCCTGTTCCGTCGCACCGGGGGCGCCATAGCTGTCGAAGCCGCCCGCCTTGACCCGCATCGCCCGACCAGAGCCGTCTGCCAGCGGGAAGGCCAGCGCCCCCATCATCTGTAGCAGCTTGTCCCAGTCGTCCGGGTTGGTCGCCGGCGCCGCCTCGATCACCAGGCGCTCGATAATCCAGGACTCCATGCCCTGCCCCCAGCCGCGCGCCAGCAGCTCGAAGCGGTTGAGCTGGTTGTCGACCGAGACCGTGATGCCCCGCACCCCCTCCGGCACGTAGCCGCGCGGACACAGCTCTGCGGGCACCGCCCGCTCGGCCAGGGCCTGCGCGTCGACCGTGCCGACGTTGCGTGGCGCGGCGTAGGGCTCGCCCCAGGTCTTGACCATGACGGTTCGCAGGCCCTGGTCCTCGCCGCTGGCCGCCAGCGCCCGCTCGGCCGCGACCCGCGCCCGCGCCAGACCACCGATGCCGTCCTTCACGAAGGGCGACATGGCGCCGACGATCCAGAACCCGGCCTTGTTCATCCGGCGCCGGGCGCCGCTGATGCGGCCGTCGTCGTGGATCTCCTCGCCGAGCCCCACCCACTTCGCGCCAGCGTGCATGGCCGCGCGCTCACGGTCCTCGATCGGATTGCCGCAGTAGGGGCAGAGCAGGTGCGCCGTGGCCTCGATCACGTCCAGCGGCGCGTTGGCGTCGTAGCTGATGACCATGCGCCGGCTGGTGCCCGGGTTCGGGCTGCTGAAGCCGTTGCACTGCGGACAAGGCCACCAGTAGGTCCGGCGGTCGCTGTCGGCATAGATCGCCATGATGCCGCGCTGCAGCTCGCGCGGCGCCTGGATCGGCAGGCCGAGATCCGGGTGCGAGATGGCCAGCAGCATGGAGTCCGCGCCGGCCGCCTGCCGCCGTGGGTTCAGCAGATCCAGCGCGGCGCCCAGCGCCTTGTCGTAGGCGTCGATTTCGTCCGCCACGATGCGGGCGACGTGCTTGTTGATCAGGTTGTTGTGCGTGAAGGCCAGGAACTCGGCCCGCATCTGGCGGAAGCGCTTGAACTCGACGCTGTCGCGGCCGTGCCGCAGGTGGCCGATCAGCTTGTCGTGGGCTTCCAGCATCGGCTCGATGCGGCCCTTGACGTAGGCTTCCTTGGCCGGGTCGGTCTGCATGTACCAGAGCAGGTCGGCCGGGTCGGCATCGATGCTGTGCAGCAGCCAGTTCTCGGCCACCATGGTCTTGCCGCTGGCGCCTGGCCCGACCACCGCGATGGTGTCGTGCTCGCCGGAGGACAGCGCTTCCATGATGTCGGTCAGGTATGGCGCCGTCTCGTGGCTCCATAGCTGCATGTGCCCGCCGACCGGCGACTTCACCCAGCGGTTCTGGACCGAATGCTCGGCGACGCTGATGCGCTTGGGCGGCAGGAAGGCGTCGAAGGTCTCGCGCAGCAGCTTTCCGGCGTCCGCATAAGGGAAGCTGGCCGGCTCATGCTGCTTCGGGGGCATCGTCCTCTCCGGTCTCGGGCATGTCCTCGCCCAGCAGGTCGCGCATCCGGGTCCGCAGCTGGGTCTGCTGGTCGTGCATGTAGCGCCGCATGTCGCGGATGACGGCTTCCGGCAGGTTGTGCTGGCGGCCGATCAATGACGGCAGCGCGTTCAGCGCCTGCGTCAGCGGCGTCCAGACCGCCGTCAGCCGCTGCCGCATGTCGCTGGTCTGCACCAGGAAGCCGCGCTGCTTGCGCAGTTCGTCTTCCTTCAGCATCGCATTGGCGTTCTTCAGGCGGTCGGCGGCGCTGAAGGCGCGCTCGCCTTCCGGCGTCAGATCGACGTTGCCGAAGGACAGCTGGGCCAGCTGCTCGCTGCGGGCCGCCTCGGCGGCGGCGTCTTCCTCGCGGCGGGCGGTCATGAATTCGATGACGGCGGTTGGGTCGAACTGCCAGACGGCCCCCGTTCCCCCGCGCTGCACGACCGGGAAGTCCGAATACCGCACCAGCAACTCGCGCATGGTCGGCAGCGACACGTCCAGCGCCCGCGCCATCTCAGCCAGATTGACCAGCAGCGCCATGGTCAGCCTCCCCGGACGGAAACAGGAACAGAAACAGAAGCCGTTGTTTTTCTTATCAAACTCGGGC